AGCTCGGCGGCGCGGCGGCGCGCATGGTCCTTGGGAGAGACCTCGGCGACCACTGCCTGAGATGCCGCCGGCGTCGAGGAGGCGCCACGCCAGATCAGCTCCGGCACATCCTCGCCCGCGGCGCGGCGCCGGCGCAGGATGCCGGCGGTGTTCTTGACCGTCTTGCGCGAGCGACCCAGGGCATGAGCCACATCGCGCAGCGTCGGATAGAGGGCCGGATCGTTGTAGATGTCCGCAAAGCGTTCGAGGCGTTCCGGTCCGCTCATATTCCCGTCCATCGACGATCTATATATAAGATAGAGACTTAGAAGGTATTCTTGATAGAGCGCTCTAGGACTGGACCGGAGCTCCGTCCGAAAGCGCCCGCTTGACGATCTCGAGGCCGACCGGCGAAACGACGATCTCCGCGTCCGGCTCGAGGTTGAGACGCGCGATGATCTTCTGCCGGAGGGCCTCCTCGCCGCCGAGCCACTCGATGATCTTTTCCGGACCGTGATCGAGCGCATAGGCCGTCGCCTCGGCGACCACCTTGTTGCCAACGTCGACGTTCAGCACCTTGTCCTTGGCCGCGCCAGCAACCGCGTTGATGCCGTAGCCGATCGCCATGGTGAGCAGCTGGTCGACACGGAAGGTCTTCGCGACGGCATAGAGATTGGCCGGCAGCTGACGCAGACCCCACATTACGAGCGCGCCGACGATCGGCAGCGCGAAGGTCGCGAGCTCGCCGACGATCTCGCCGGCCGGCACCGCGACCGTGGTGTCAGCCGAGGCAAGCGCGATGGACGGCACCGCCACCAGGAGCAGCAGGGCGACAGAGCCCCAGACGGACTTCATGAAGTTTAGCATGGTGGATCTCACTTGTTGAGGAGGGCAGCCCAGGTGGTCGGGCCGACGACGCCGTCGACCTTGAGATCCTTGGCGCGCTGGAAGGCTTCGACAGTCTTCTTGGTGACGGAGCCGAAGATGCCGTCGGTCTTGATGCCGAGGAAGTTCTGCAGGCGCGCGACATCCGAGCCGATCGCGTTCTTCTTCAGCGTCGGCAGCTTGATGTTCTGGCGCGTGACGGCGCCGGCATCGAGGAGAGCGGCCTCGAACTTCTCGGCATAGCCGGCGATCAGCAGCGCCTTGTCGCGGCCGTTGATGATGCGGCGGGCGCCGGCATAGTCGGCCGCGCGATTGGTGATGAAGTCGTCGAGACCGAAGCCGGTGAACCAGCCCTCGATCATGCCGAGCACCAGGATCTGTGCAGCGATCGCGGGATCGAGCGCCAGATCCGGATTGACGACCAGCTTGCCGCCGAGACCGAGTTTCGCATCGGCCTTGCGGTAGTTGTCGAGCCCGGTGAGCTGAACCAGGCCGCGGCCGCGATAGCGCCAGCCATCGCCCGAGGCTTCGTTGCCATTGCCCATGCGGTTGGCATAGGCGCGGTTGGCGATGCGCTCGGGCTGGCGCGCATAGGCCTTCGCCTCGGCAGCCGTGAAATAGCGGGAGAAGGTCTTCAGCAGCGCGTCGGCGGAGTAGCTGAGGTTCTCGACGATCGGCTGCATCGTCCGGCCGACCTCGTGGAAGGACGTCGCGAGGACATAGGCGAGCTTGCGCGGATCATCCGGGCCGGTCTTCAGCCAGGCGTCGAGGATCGCGCTGGTGCCGGCGACCTGGGCGCTCGTGAGCGAGCCGCCGAACAGGCTCTTGCGGACAGCGGCGAAGAAGGCGTCGTTGCGGAGGAACATGGCTTAGCGGCTCTTGGAAGGCGGGAGACTCTGGGTGCGCTGAACGACCTCGACCTCGCGCAGCGACAGCGCGAGGCTCGTGACGGAGTCGCCGAGCCCGTCGATGACGTCGGTGAGCTTTTCGTAGGAGGCCTGGTTCTGACGGATAACGTCCTTCAGATCCTCGTTGAGCTTGCGGTCGGCATCCCGCATCTCCTGGCGCAGCTCGATCGTCGCCTCGGCATTCGCCTTGGTCGCGATGTCACCCTTGATCAGGAACGCGATGAGACCGAACACCGTCGTGAACACGGCGATGATCGAGAGCAGGAAGTTGATGTTGACCGCAGTGATGCGGAAGCCAGGCGCCTGATCCTGTGCCATGTTTCCGACCTCATAAGTAAGTGCTGACTTAGCTTATAGCAGCAAGCTAGCACTTCACCTAACGAAAACCGCGTCAAAGGCCTGGGATCGGCACCACATCAAGCGATCCGAAGAACCCGTCACCCAGAGTGGTCAGCATGAACTCCACCGAGATATTCAGATCCTCGTCACCAAAGGCATCATAGGCAGCTGCCTTGAAATAATAGGTCGTGTCGGGCATCCCGCTCAGCGTCAGAGGATTGGCTGGACCGCTATAGTAGGGCTCGGCGGTCGTATCGACCCCCGGCGTCGTCTGACGCCAGATCTTCCAGCCCAGACGATCATTGTCGAGACCGTAGTTGTAGCCGAGCACGATGCTGCTCGCCGAGACGATCTGCGGCGCGATGTTGAGGCCGCTCGGCGGCGGGTTCAGGAAGTTGCGCGTCGCCCAGGGAGACTCGCGCCCGAAGACGTCGCGCACCTTGACCATGAAGTCGAGATTGCGCCGCGGCGAGGCGAAGCCGGCCGCGAGGCTGTCGGCCTTGTTCATGTCATAGGTATAGGTCCAGGCCTCGTCATAGACCTGCTGGGTGCGCAGCAACGTGCCGGTCAGGTGATCGTAGACCAGCACCGTGTTGTAGTCGTAATGCGGCGAGGCGACATGCTGCGGCGCCGAGCCGATGGTCAGCGGATCGGTCGAGGTCGAGAAGTTGTTGTGCCAGGCGAGATTGACGTCGCGGCCGACAAAGGTGTTCTCGGTCGGCCGATCGGAGAGGCGCAGCTCGGTGACGGTCGGCCCGGAGAAGCCCTGCCCGCCCATCGCGCTGTAGAAGAACGACGCCGGCGCCGAGACGGCGCCCGCCTGGTTCACGCTGGAGACGTAGAAGGTGTAATCGCCGGCGTCGATGTTCTCGAGGCGGATGGAGTTGGTGCGCGTGTTGCCGAAGTCGACGCGGCCGTTCTTGGGCGTCGAGGCGCTGACGACATAGCCCGTGACGACCTGCTGCACCGGCGGCGACCAGGACAGCGTCAGCGACATGATCGCTGCGCCCTGATCGACATAGCTCACCTCCTTGACGGAGAGGTTCGCCGGCGGCAGCACGACATTGGCCGGCCGCGAATAGGGGCGCGGGTCGAACTTCATGTCCTTCTCGACGCGGTCATACTTGTCCGGGTCGTGGAAGAGCCCCGTCACCTTGAAGACGTTCTTCTCCTCCTCCTCGATGGAGAGGACGCGATAGCGCCGCGGCTCGATGTCGGTGCCGGTGATGATGAAGATCGCGCCCTTGACCGCCTGGTCGGGGAACCAGTTCTGGACATTGACGGTCGAGGTGCCGGTGAAGCTCGTGATCGGATTGGCGACGACCTCGCCATTCGGCATGGTCAGCAGCAGCTGGTAGGACTGCCCCGGCGCCGGCGCGAAGGGCCAGTCGAGCACCACGGCGCGGTTCTCGTGACTGACGATGCGGCCGCCGAGGCGGACCTGCGCCTTGCGCGGATCTGCGATCGCGATGATGTCGCCAGGGCGCATCTCGATGTGATCGAGGCTCGCCTTGTACTCGACCGTCTCGGTCTCGTTCTGCTCGACATCGAGGATCCACTTGCCATAGCGATGGGCAAGGCCGCGCGAGGTGCAGCCGTCGAGCTGCACCGGCTTGTCGCGCCAGCCGTAGCGGGCGAGCGCCACCGGGTCGATGACGATCTCGGTCGCCGGGCGATAGAAGTCGTCCGGGTCGTTCCACTTCACATAGACGACCGAGTGCCGCGACTTGGTCGCGGTGCCCGAATAGGCGAAGGCGCCGCCGATGACATTGGCGGGCGTCACGAGCGTGACGGGATCGCTCGGCATGTCGGCGGTCGCGAAGACCTGGCCGAGCGACCAGTAGGCCATGCCGCGGAAGGCGGTCGTGATGCGCTGAAGGACGGTGTAGGCGTCGGCGCGCGTGTTGATCACGCCGTTGAAGGTGTAGCGCGGCTCATAGATGTCGGCGCCGGTGTCGGCGTTCTTGTAGCCGGACTTGACCAGCTCGTCGCAGTGCCGGGCGATCGCATAGAGTGACCACTTGTCGACCGTCTCGGGGCGGATGAACTCGCCGAGGCCATAGCGGCGATTGGTGATGAGGTCGTAGAAGATCCAGGCCGGATTGAAGGTGCCGTTCCAGATGCCCGTGTAGGTCCGGGCGATCGGGTCGTAGTTGCTCGGCACCTGCACGCGGATGCCGCGCACATGATAGGCGCGGGTCGGGATGTTCTGCCCGATATCCTCGGCATTGATGTCGACGGCGATGCCGGCCGAGTGCGGATAGATGAACTTGCCCTCGACGAGGACGGTGTAGCTCTCCCACCAGGTCTCGTTGGCGAGCGTGTCCGTGACGCTGTCGAGCGACAGGCGGCGCACGCGGATGTCCCAGGGACAGCCGCCGAGCGGCAGCTCGACGCGGTGCTGGATCTGGTAGGGGCTGGAGGTCTTCTCGTTGATGATGTTGTTGACGACGGCTTCCTGCCAGCTGCCATCGTGACCACGCACATCGATCGCATAGGAAACGTCGGCGCCGATCACCTGGCCGCTGTCTTCGTCCTGCTGGGCGAGCGCCGGCAGGCGGATGATGACCTTGACCGCGTCAGCATTCGGCTCGACGATCGTCCGCTGGACCGGACCGATCGACATCTTGACCTGGACTTCGACGTTATAGGGGATCTGGACAGCTTCGTGCCCATAGAAGTAGCCCTCGTCGGGCCACCCATTGTGCATGTACCAGTTGACGTTGTTGAAGTTGTACGAGCCGTCGGCGTTCTGCAGCGGCGTCTGGTCGAAGTAGATCGACTTGTTGCCGTTGACGAGACCTTCGATGACGCCTTCGGAAATGATCTCGACCATGCGGGCGCGCGCCTTGGAGCGCAGCGTGTTCGACATGGCATTGGCGTTGCCCTTCTTGCCGCCGGCCTTGCCCTTGCGGCCGACGATCGGCGTCAGGGGATGCGGCACATGCCGGGCGAGCGGCGCGGTGAACGCGCGCTGGGGAGCGACTTTGACCATCAGAGGAGCTTCTCGATCTCGAGACCGCCGGAGACGAAGACGCCGCCGGTGATGACCTCGCCGTAGACAAGGGGAATGGCGACGCCCTGCTCGCTGGTGTTGCCGGGGCCGGAGAAGAGGAAGCTGTCGTTCTTCTCGTTGGCCTTCTCCTCCGGCGCGAGCAGCGAGGAGACGCCGACCACCGCGGTCGCGAGGCCGAGCATGGCGAGGCTGCCATAGGTGAAGCCCGCCTGGCCGAGCACGCCGGCGATGGGCGCCGCCAGCATGCCGCCCGAGAGCGCGAAGGCCGCGCCGACCAGCACGGCGCCGAGCACGATCTTGAGCAGGCCGCCGCGCTTGGAGCCGGCGATCGCCGGCACGATGTGCAGCGCGCCCTTGCCGAGGGCGAACCCGTTGATCTCGGTCTCGTCGAGCGAGTGACCGGTATCGATCTCCTCGCCGCGGACGATGTGCCAGGCGCCGTCCCTCAGATCCTTGATGAAGGCGGGGAAGTTGGCGCCGAGCGCGCGCAGGGCCTCGCCGGCGGTGCGCACCTCGAGCTCGAAATGGGCACCGTACTTCTCGCCGAGCGCGCCATGCAGGTAGATGTCACGCATCGATCGGACCCCTGTAACGGATCCACTTGGTGGCGTGCCGGCCCCAGATGCCGGCCGGCTCACGGCGCGACAGGCGATTGGGCAGGTGGTGGAGGATGAGACCGCCGCCGATCAGCAGACCGGCATGGTTGTTCTTGTCGGAGCGGATCTGACCGAGGAACACGTCGCCCGGCTTCGCCTCATGCGAGGAGATCTCGACGAAACCGACCTCGGCCGAGCCCTCGTCGTAGAGATTGAAGCCGCGGTTCCACCAGTCATCGTCGCGCGGGAACTCCGGCAGCTTGATCGGCGGGAAGGGCCATTCCTCGATGCCCTGCTCGGCGAGGGCGTCCTTGCCGAGCGCATAGGCGTCGCGGATGAGCGAGTAGCAATCCGTGACGCCGTGCAGGAAGCGGCGACCGACCATGGGCGGGATCGGCACGTCGCCACCCCACACGACCGGATCGGCGATGCGCTCCTCGTCGAGCGCGATGATCGCCCAGGTGACGCCGGAATTGACCTGCGCGAGCATGTCGCTGCGCGAGGGGAAGAAGGGGCCGTTCGGATGCGAATGCACCACGGCCTTCAGCTGCCCGGTGACGAGCTGCTGCTGATAGACCTTGGGGTCGATGACGAAGGCGCAGAGCTTGCACGGGCACTCGTCGTCGCCTTCGCGATGCGCCTCGACCGGCTCAGCGAGGTTCTCGCAGGCGAGATAGCGCGTCCCGACGATGAGGCCGCAGGCTTCGCGCGGATATTCGGCGCGCGCATGCGCCTTGGCCGCCTGGATGGCGTCCTGGTAGAGCTCGATCATGATGCACTCCGCGACATGCCGGGGAAGCCGCCAAAGGGCAGCGGGACATCGGCGCCGAAGCGGGCCTTGCAGCAGGACAGGCGCCGCGAGGGCACGTCCTGGGCCGGATTGGCGACGGGGTTGTCGTTGATGTCGAAGAAGGCGCCGCCGGCGTAGGGGCAGATGGCGCCCGAATAGTCGAAGGCGGAGCCGCGCCAGACACGAAGGTGCAGGTGTCGCGGATGGCGGCGCGCGCCGGGATCTGCTTGCCGGCCTGGTCGATGTCGGCGGAGAGCTGCCAGACGATCTCGGTCGGCGTCTCGGAGATCTTCTGCTCGATGCGGAAGATGTCCGGGCCGAACACGGCGTTCGGATCGGCGTCCGCATGGCCGTCGAGATAGCGCTCGAAGGTGCGCAGCCGCACGAACAGGCAGCCATTCAGGTCGCCATAGGTGTTGATGAGCGCCTGGAAGATGCCGTTGGTGTTGGAGAGCGTGACCGTCGGCGTCGGCAGCGAGCCGGTGCCGGTCTTGATCATGCCCTCGACCTTGACGTCATGCGGCTCGTAGAGGATGTCGCCGAACGACACCCGGTCCGCCTGGTCGCGCGACTGCACGAAATGAAGGACCGGGCCGCCGATGATGCTGCAATCGAGCCGGAACAGCTCGATCAGAGCCGAAGGCCGGGAGCTCTGGATTTCGGAATGGATGGACATGCGGTCTCGCAGGGTTGAGACCGCATGATAAGTAAGCGCTTACTTAAAGGCAAGGGCGACGATCAGGTCTGCAGGGTGAAGTCCTCGACAAAGGTCGCGCTGGTCTTCCAGACGCCCTCGTCGAGCGAGGAGTTCCACTCCTTGCAGGTCCACTTGCCCATGCCCGAATGGCCGGCCGGCTTGTAATAGAAGGGGATCGTGCCCTTGTGCTCGAAGAAGAAGGTCTCGATCTGCTGCATCTGCGCCTCGGTGAGCACTGCCCAGGTCAGCGTCACCGTCATGCGGATGCTGTTGAGACCGTCCGGCACCGGCTGCGAATAGCCGTCGCCGAAATCGGCCGCGAGGATCTTGAGGGCGGGCTTGCGCCCCGTCCCAGGGGACGGGGGCAGCGGCGGAACGAAGGTGTTGAGGGCCATCAGTAGCTCTTCTGCGTGAACATGCCGCCGGGGCGCATCTGCCGGGCGATCTCGTCGACCACGAGGCCGCGCAGGCCGGCATTGACTTCCCTGCGCGTGCGCTCGGCGAGATCCTGGTTCTGCTCGGGAGTGCCAGCGGAACCGTGAACGGTGATCGGCGAGTTGATGGAGACCTGCATCCCATCCGCGCCGCCCTTGCCGCCGAAGGCAGCCGCCAGCTGGTCAGGCCAGCCGATGACCTCGCCCTCCTTGGCAACGATCGGCACCTCGCCGGGCTTGAGGCCGA